ATCGATGGCGAGGATGTCCAGCGCGACCCGCAGCCCCAGCGTGGTGCGCCACTGCTGTTTCAGCAGCGCGTTCAGCGCGGCACGCCCGGCCTCGTCGCTGATGTGATGCGGGATCAACTTGTAATCGATCACCCAGCGCCGCCGGTTGGCGCCGAAGGCCACCAGCTGCACCTCCATCCGGTCCTCCTGACAGTCGACCCCGGCGGCGAAGATGAAGCCGGTGGCGGGCAGGATGCCCAGATCCAGCACCATGCCTGGCTCGGCATGTTCGGTCCGGTCGCGCAGGCTTTCCCAGTCCGGCGCATCGGTGGCCTGCTCGTAAGGAAGGCCCAGCACGTCGTTCCAGAACACCTGCTCCACCGCCGCCTTGATCGGCTTGGCGGTGGCGGATTTGCCCTCTTTCGGCGCGGCCTCACTGGGGGCCGAATGCCCGGCCTCGAGCCGGGACCAGCCCATCATCTGCGCATATTCCACCGCGATCGAGGCCCAGTCCCGCTGCGGGGCATAGGCCCGCCACAGGTGAAAGCCCGGGTGATCGCCGCCGGGATGCTGCCGCACCCACCGCCCCTGCGCGACGATGCGTTCCTTGTCGGCATGGCGGATCGGGGCGCGGCAGCTCTCGCAGGTGAAATGCGCCGCGTGCAGGCGTTCAGGATCGATGCTGGCCCGGAAGTTCTCCCAGGTCAGCGGCTGCGCAAAGCCGCAGTGCGGACAGGGCACATGATAGAGCCGCCGGTCGCTGCGCTCATAGGCTTCGGTGATCCGGCAGGTGCCCTTGATCATCGCCGTCGACACGCGCAGCAGCTTGGCATCGTCGAAGCCCGAGGCCCGGCTTTCCGCCAGCTTTTCCGGATCGCCCTTGTCCGAGGTCTCGAATTTGGACAGATCGTCCATGATGACCAGACGGCGGCTGGTGCCGGTGAGATCTGCGGGCGAGCCCGAGGAGGCGACCTTCAGCGAGCCGTTGCGGTCCAGCGTCTCCTGATTGAAGATGTTGTCGCGGTTCTCGCCGCGTCCCGCCCCGAAGATCCGCAACAGCCCCGGCGCCTGCCGCCGCATCGGCATCCATTTGTTGTTCACCCATTCGCTGGCGGCACTGCCGGTGGGATGCACGATCAGCGAGTCGAGCGGGGTGTATTCGTGCCAGGCCGCCAGCGTCGGCTGGATGATCGACACGGTCTTGCCCCATTGCGCCGAGCCGCGGATGGTCACCTCCCGGCAGGGATGTTCCGGCGACAGCACCTCGTGGATCTCGCGCAGAAAGGCGAAGCGGGTGCTGTCGAAGCGGCCCGGCATCGGCGAGCGGGCGTCGAACTCGATATTCTCCTCGCACCAGCGGGTGATGTCCGGCGGCGGCGGCGGGGCCATGGCCGCCGACAGAGCGGCGCGGATCACCGCCTCCGCCGAGGTCAGATAGCCCATTCAGAAATCCGCCTCCCGTTCCTCCGGATCAAGCCCGGCCGATGCCGCCTGCTGCGCCAGCACCTCGGACCGGGCCCGGCGATGCTCGCGCCAGGTATCGATCAGGATCTTGCGCGCTTCCTTGAAATCCACACCGAGCTGGTCGGCGATGGCGCGGGCGGCGCGGCGCATCACGCCTTCGAACTCGGCCACCTCCTGCGCCAGCGCCCGGGCCGTGGCCTGCGCCGCGCGATCGGCCAGCACCAGCGTGCCCTCGGCCTCGAGGTTCTGGCGCCGCAGCTTGCGCGCCTCCTCCTCGACCTTCTGGATCCGCGCCAGCTCGTAGCGGTCCGGATCGCCGCGCCGCAGTTCACCCTCGCGCGGGGTGGCGGGCTCAGGCTCCTGCAGGCGGCGTTTTGTCTCCGCCCCGTTGCCCAGCATCTGGCCGGGATCGAGCCGGTGCTGCAGCGCCGCGCGGACCTTGTCGAGATCAAACCGCCGCGCCCGGCCCTCGCCGGAAAAGCACCCGTCGAGCTTTCCTTGCGCCACATACTGGCTGACCCGGCCCTTCGAGATGCCCAGTTCCTGTGCCAGCTGCGTGCTGTTCATCTTCTCCTCGCACGGGACGCCAGATCAGGCCCCAAGTTTAGCCAGATTGGTTTAGGCTCTTGATTTTGTTTAGCGTCCCAAAACTCCCGCGCTAAGGCCGCCCGTATACGTTCCCCCGCCAGGAAGGACCCGCGGATTCGGGTTTGACCCCCAAGGTCGGGGTCCGCAGACTCCGCCCCGACCCTTTTCCAGCCGGAGCCGCATTGATGACCCGACGCATTCTCATGAGAACCCTCGCAGGTCCGGTCCTGTGCGCTGCGCTGATGGCACCGTCAGCCGCGACCGCAGCCGAGAGCCAAGCCGAGCAACTTGCCGCCGTCTGCAACACCTATCTGGACAACAACCAGACCGAAGACGCGGCCCGTCAGGCTCAGCTATTGCTGGAATTCGAGGGCCTGTTTTTCGCGGAGGCGCGTGTCGAAGCTGAACGCTGCTTCACAAGACTACACGGCGCACCGTGGGTCTATTCCTTCAAGACATCGACATTCCTGCCGGAAGACGAGGTCGAAGCTGCGGAGCAGGCGCTTGACGCGCGGAGGCAGGAGCGGCAACGCCAGATCGAGGAACAGGAACGCCGAGACCAGAAAGCCCGCGAAGAGGCGGAACGGCAACTGGCAGAAGAACGCGCCAAAGCCGAGGAGCGCGCCGCCGCCGCGCAACGACGTCTTGCTGATCGCAGGTTCGAGGCGACAGTCAAAACCCGCGAAGCATGTGACGAGCTCTATCGTCGCGATTGGATTTCGGCCCTCACCAACACCGTCTGTTCCCCTTTCTATCTGACAAACGGCCTGCCGGACTGAGTTCGGGACACGAAAACGCCCGGCAGACGGGGTTCCTCTCCGGGCGCTCATTGTGCTTCAGGCAGGGGGACGACCTGCGGTTTAGTCTAGCTGCCTGCCTAGTGGCAGTGAACCCGCCCCTGCGAATTGTCCATGTGGCAGCACTGCCCCGGCGGCGAGCTTTTCCGACACCCACCGCCATGTGCGGACGCGGGCAGCGATATGCTGATGACGAACAGGGCCGATACGGCGAGAACCGTGAAGGATCTTAGAAACATCAGAAATTCCTTGTGAAAGCTGAAATTAATTTCGCCAATTCCCAAAAAAAGACGAACAATGAAGCGTTCCGACTGGCTCTGTGAGCTTCGCGCGGAATTAACCTTTCATCAAGCTTTCTGTGCCTCATGCCCCGGACATGAAAACGCCCGGCAGAGGGGTCTCCTCTCCGGGCGCAGAATGGTTCACTGGCAACATGGCAAGAGAGTGACTTTGCTGTCAACCCCGATTGGCCCAAGGCCGTTGCGGCGGCAGATCAATGGACACGGAAAAAGCGGTGAGCCCGCTGTGTTGGAAGGTCTGCCGAAGCTCCAGCAGGGCAGACCACCATTGCAGCCATGCCCGGCGCCGCCCCGCCTGCTCTCTGGCATCCCCCTCGTAGCGGACAAGGCAGACATATCCGTCCTCCTTGCCCAGATGGTTCGCGGGCCAGCGCCCGACGCGCGCATTCCCGGTCCAGAGCGTGCGTTCGGCATAAACGCCGTGTTTGCATCGGCGCCATCCCATGGGAATGCAGCGCGGCTGCAGGTCCGACCCCCAGTCCGGCATCAGCCCGGCCCGGGCCAGTTCGGCAATCCAGATGGCCATGCGCCGCCCGCCGCAGCCCTCGGGCAGGACCGCAAGCGCCGAGGCGACAAGATCCGCATCGGGATGCGACTCTGACCGGCCACCGCCATCCACCGCGCAGCCGAGGTTATGGCGCTGCATCAGGATGTACTCGATGCCCACGCTTGGCCGCTCGCCCGCCAGCCGCGCCAATTCGTCAAATTCGATCGACACCCGTTCCACCTGAAAGGCCCAGACCAGCAACTGCCAGATGCTGACCTCGCGCTTGGCACCGCGCCCGGGGCGGATTCTGGTGGTTGGTGCATGGCTTTCTGCCCTGTTCATCTCACCCTCACTCTATATTCTGACCTGTTTTTTCTTTTAGATACAGGATGTTGATTATCGTCTGTTAAGAGGACGGCTTGACCGGCTTGAGAGGCAAAAAGGACGGCCCGAAAGACGGGAGACCCCCAAGACGTCAAGTCATTGAAAAGACTAAAGATGCAGGGCGGGTCACGGCTTGAACGGCCC